GTACCTCAGCATATAGTTCCTGTCTACCTAACCTAGTTCCCTCGTAAGTCTTACGTACAGCATCTAAGAAGGTATCAGCTAGGTTAGCACTGTTATCGTATGTGCTACCTGTGGTGACATGTGTCTTTTCATCGTCTAAGATGGTTCTCAGTAACTTAGTAGTCTTAGGTGTAGTTGTAATAAACGATACTGGGTGTTTACCTAATCGTAACCCAAACTGTGCCATGTCCCAAGTCTCTTGGGCGTTTCTCCATGCACAAAGTTCATCTGCCCACATTGAGTATGCTTGTGGTCCCCTAAGCCTCTCAGGGTCTTCTGCTGAGAAGAATACAGCCTTAGAGCCATTAGCCCAAGTCATCGTATTGTTAGTAGGAGACCAAGTAGGGAAGCCTAACTCTTTTCCTCTGTATGTCTTATCACCCTTATGACAGACATTCATTAGTCCAGAGTCACCCTCAACCATAACTCTACGAACATCACCTTTAGTCGGTGCAACACAGTGAACGATACGATCATTCTTCATAATCCTGTGTCGTACCCACTCAGCACCAGCCCTAGTCTTACCCCAACCACGACCAGCTAAAGCTACCCAGACATTCCACTTACCATCAGGCTCTAACTGATCAGGTCTAGCCCAGAACTTCCAATCGTACTTAAGTTCTTCAGCTTGCTCCGGGGAGAGGGACGACAAAACATCAGCTACCTGATCTGAGGGTAACTTCCTTAAGTCCTCAGCCGTTATCCTCATGTTCATCGTCATCAAGGTTATTCTTTCCTAGTCGGGTCATAATCTCTTCTACAGCGGAGCGGTCTTCCTCTTCTTCACTACCAACTTCCCGTTCCTCAACAGTGTTAGTAGGAGACCAACCTCCCTTACTTCTTAAGTACAACTCAGCAGCCTTAAAGTCACCAGCTAACGCTTGCTCAACGACAACATTACCAATAGCTGATGTAGTATCGAACTTCACCTCCGCTATGTCTCCACCATACAACTTATAAAAAGTAGATGTACTAGATGGTGCATGAGAATACTTCTGGATAGATGCCATAATATCTTTAACTGACACACCACTACTGATGCCCTTACGGACATGCTTACCTATAATAGCACTATATGGTAGTTTCTCTGCCATGAACTCTGAGCATCCTTCAGTTCCGTACATGTCCCTAGTCCTTAAGAGACAACAAATAATATAATGACAATAGTAAGTATAACTCCCTCAATCATCGGCATGACCTCATCCTGTAATTCTAACTTGGCAGTGTTCGTCATGGTTGACTAAGGGAGAAAGACTTTAAAACAGAAGTATAGTTTGTACCTAGTACTCATGTAACTACTAATGTATAGCTGTTGTCTATAAACTATAATAGTAATAACCATAATAGTATTATACTATATAGTCTCTTTACTGTCGTAGTTACATCTGCTATACTTTAGTAGGTTGTCTACTACTATATAGCAACATTTTTTGGACTTATGCAACCCTCCCTCAGAAACTATTTTCTATGTCGTTGATAATGCACGAATCTTTTTTTATTTATTTTTATATACTGTGACATATTTATCACACTTGCACTTCATGGTTGTAGGGTCAAACTAATTTTCTTATGTTATAGATATGGGTGGATAACCACGCCACTCAAATTTATACCCCAGAAAGTATAGGGTCCCATACTAAAGGATATATTGACATACCCCCCAATGAGAATAACGAATCACCCCTGGTGTGACATAATTGCAACACTTTAAGCTATTGACACAAGTAATTGATACGAAACACAAAAGAATCATTGACAAAAGTAATTTCTTGCGCTCTTCGGGCGAATCGGCAACACCATAGGGAATCATTTGAAACTCAATAATTTACCAGACGGTCAAAATTTTACCATGTGATCAAATGCTATACCGTTGACTATGTTATATTATAACACAATGCCATACGCCCAATGTAAGCCTCATACAAGGCCTCAAAAGAAAAAGCGCCCTAGGTATACCCAAGACGCTGACTCTGCATTGTGTGACGCTATTTAGTTGCAATAATCGCAATCTGATTTATCACACTTAATTTCCCCTGAGGGGGTATCAGAGAGGTTTTCAATTACCTCAGCAAACCATTTGTTATCCTCATCCTTTTTATAATTCGTTGGCGGCAAGGTCTTATAAGCCTCTTCAAGTTCTGGTCTATACTCAAATTCGTCAACACAGTTTTTCAAATGTTTGAGAAACTCTTGCCATGTTTCCTCCCCTTGATCTGGTGCCCACTCTGCAAAAACACAAGTGTTTGAGCCGTCATAAAACCAACCCTCTTTCATTGCTATATCTACCATCAACATGCCGTAGGTGTCTACCTCAAGTATCTTTGCCATTCGACGTTTGCCTAGTGCTTTTATGATTTGGTTGGTGTAAGTCATGTCATTTTTCCCTTGTGTTAAGTTGATGTACCATCAATATCAGTGATTCGGTATGGTGTCAAGGCCAGTGATGTATCGCAAGCCATGTCCACCCTAGTATCGTTGCTACATTTGCAAGCCAGACCAAAGCCAAGCCAATGCGTTTAAGTGTTACATTATAACGTTTCATTGTGTTGTCTCTTTCCACTTAGCTAGTGTTGCATGCTGTGCCGTTGTGAGCGGCTCTAGTCCACTATCTCCCATATGATAGAGAAAACTAGACTCAAGGAATCCTAGGGCGTAGGTATCTCCCTTGCTTTTAAGCGTATCAAGGTATTCTTGCCGTTCTGCTAGTATCTCACTGAATGATTGTTTGCTCATTACATCGACTCCAATTGTTTAGCGTTGTTATAGGTAGAATTGACCGTGTCCAGATCATACACGAAACCTGTTTTGTCATTATAGGCGTGTCCCTTAGCAAATAGGCAAACAACGTGCGGGTTTGTGTTGTCGTCTAAGAATCTAAGGTCGTGTATATCGCCGTTAATAGTGGGATAGCCTAGGACATAATCGGGCTTTGGTTCGTTGCGTTTCAAGCGTAAAACCATAACGACGTTGAGTCCACGTTGTAGTTCAGCTTTTGCCGTGTCTAGGTTGGTTTCACTAACGCTAAAAGATAAAGAATAATTAGGAACGTTTGACACGTCTCTATTAGCGTTCTTAGTGTAATCATAGAATGTCACATCCTCATTATTAGTAAACAATTCCGGCCAGAGCGACTCAAAATTAAAATCTGTTGTACCATTGGGACGGACTACAGGAACAAGATTCATGCGTTTAGCTTTACGAACAAGAGCGCGAATCTCGCGTTGCATTTTAACCTTGAATTGATCTCTAAACCGAAACCATATCATAGTTCGCGTTATTCTTGCCACGTGTACACTGTGAACATTTTCATGCATCATATGCTTTTGACCGTGCCCAGATTCATTAAGACAATTCAGACCGCAACCCAATGATGCACTAGCACAAGAATTGTATAGTTTACCCTTTAAACCAGTTCCTGCAGCAAAGCTAGGCGCACCGTGAAAGATATTAGTAAGGTAATCAAAATCAATTCCCTTTTCGACCTTGGGATTCGTTGACAATAGACTAGGCAATTTTGACCAATCAAGAGTCCCATCTGGACGAGTCGCGTTGTCAATCTTGATATTAGCCTGTCTTCTTACCTCAACCCAAAACGGTGAATTGAAATTGTCTTTCAACGCTTTAATCGTGTCGCGCTGAATTACTGTTGATAGTTGCTTAGATAGTAACATGATCAGACTCCTTGCGTATTAAATGCTACAGCATCTTGACCGCTTGCGCGATATTCTTTTGCTAGTGCTTGCGCCTCTTTCAATGGCATCAAGATGAATCCCAATACTGGAACAAATTGAAAGCTAGAACCATTGGGACGCGTTGCAATTGTATAAGTTGTCATATCGTGAATCCTTGTTTGTGTTGTTTCTATAATCACTATGCAGCATTCAAAACGATTTAACAAGCCCTAAAACACAATAAACCAAAATAATGTTTGTATGTATATATATAAAGCATGGAACAAAAATAGAACAAAATTATACGCTTGCAAGCCGCCTGAAAATAGTATTTAAAATACTTAGCCAATAGGTGAGCGGGGTGATTCTTTGAGAATCGTTCGCAAAAGACGGAAGGATGGGCCAATGAAATAGTGTTGCAAAAATATCACACATCGATCTGGCTGGGTTATAGTCGAGTCTTTTAGTAAGGTACTATAGTCGAGTCTTTTAGTAAGGTACTATAGTCGAGTCTTTTAGTAAGGTACTATAGTCGAGTCTTTTAGTAAGGTACTATAGTCGAGTCTTTTAGTAAGGTACTATAGTCGAGTCTTTTGGTAAGGTAATCGAACGAATCAGAAACATGAAACGAATCAGGAACGAATCATGAAAACAGAACGAATCAGGAACGCCGCCAGCTAGACCCCCCCCACAGTGGAAATAAGGAATGACCCCCCCACAGTGGAAATTAGTCCTTGACCCCCACGGTGGAAATATGTATCAAGATGGCAAGCCAAACGAATCACACAGTGAAAAGGATGACTAACATGATTTTACCAGCGGAAACGTATATTGAGTTAACGGCAGACTTGGCCGATGCTATTTTGTGCGAAACCTACCTTGATGATGTTTTGACCGAGGATGGAAACGGAGACATTCGATATACCGAGGAAGCGCAAGAGCGTTTCAATGAACATCTGGACATGGTTTGCAACAAGCTATCAGATTACGGCATCTACAAAGAAGGAGAATAATATGTCTCACACAAATATAGAAGTATCGGTAGATGTAGAGATGATGTTTGCATCTGGTGAGGTACATAGTTTTAGGCTCTCAGGTATTCCCTGTAAGTGGGTGTGGGGTGAGACATCAAGAGAGGCGGCAGAGTACTGGGCTGCTCTTGAACATATATCTGACAATTACAAGTTTGATTGGATTAGCATAAAGTCTTGGGTAGGCTCACCCGTTAAAGATAAGGAGAATAATCATGGAAGAGTGCCAAGAATGTCAGGGCGAAGGTGTTTGTGAGTACGAACGCTGGGAAAGATATGGAGATACCTACGAGCCATATGCTGAGTATAGTGTATGTGAGTGGTGCTTAGGAACTGGACAATTGGAGAGTGATGATGATGACTGTGGGTGAAACAATGGTACATGTGAAAGAAGCCTTAGACGCAATATACAAGGCAGAGCAAGCATTACATGAGACAGGAGAATTTACTACTAAAACTCTTGACGAGGCCTTTGAGCATGTGATAGGCAGCAAGGTGAAGTTAGAAAGATGGATCAAGGAGAATAAAGCATGACTGAAGAACTAGAGCAAGAACTACGTATGTTAGGTGTACTGGATCACAAGACCCCTGTGGTGGAAAATGATGTGTACCCTATCTGGATACGTGATGATGTTGTATTCGATGAAGATGGACAACCAAACTTTTAGTGTTGACACTGACACCGAATCACTTCATACAGACAATCAGACAGAAGGAGACATGACATGACTAAGGGTATCGTAATCAGCTTATATGACTACACAGGTGAGGCTCTCAAGCCTTGGGCAGAGGCAGGGTATGAGTGCTATGCGTATGACATTCAGCATGATCTTGATCCCTATGGATACAAAGCAGAGATGTTTGAGGGGGGCGGCAGAATACACTATCTACATGCTGACCTACATGACTTTGATACACACCTTCAAATCTTTAGAGCCTTTAATGGTCGTAATGTAGTTTTCGGTATGGCCTTCCCTGTCTGTACTGACATGGCCGTGTCTGGCGCTGCTCACTTCGCAAAGAAGGCAGAGGCTAACCCCCTGTTTCAAGAGCAAGCTGCTAAACACGCCATTGACTGTGCTGACCTGTTTGATGATCTTGGTTGCCCATACTTCATTGAGAACCCTGTGTCTGTGTTGTCAACTAAGTGGCGCAAGCCTGACCACAACTTTCATCCCTACGAGTATGGTGGATACATCCCCTATGGCGAAGAAAAGCACCCTAAGTGGCCTGAGTATATCGCCCCACAGGACGCCTATCCTAAGAAAACCTGCCTATGGACAGGCAATGGCTTTAAGATGCCTGTAAAGTGCTCTGTAGAGCCTCAGAAGGGGTACTCTAAGCAGCACCTTAAGTTGGGTGGTAAATCTATGAAGACCAAGAACATCAGATCAGCCACACCGAGAGGATTTGCAAGGGCTGTTGTTGAGGCTAACACTTGACAAGGACACCTAATTAACCTATCTACAGAATCACAGTGAAACAGGAGAGATCAAATGGCACTTCCAGAAAACATGGTTACTAACGTACTCAGCGAAAACCAGAACCAGTTCATCACGGTAAAGTTCTTGACTAAGGATGACGAGGTACGTGTATATAATGGTCGTATGAACGTCATCAAGGGCCTCAAGGGAAATGAGCGTGGCAAGATTGCTGCTGCTGCACTCAAGGCACACGGCTATGTCACACTCAAAACGTCCGAGGGATACAAGTGCTTTAAACTAAATCGTGTGCTGGCCTTTAAAGCTGATGGTCGCCACGTCTTTACAATGGGAGAAGAGATCGTATGATTATGCAAAGAGTTAGCCCTGTAAC